TAATTAAGGATTGATTATGAGCATCGAAAAAGGTTTATACGCAGCCCCGTTGGGTTTAGATCAGGCAGAGATGGAGCCTGACTTAGAGATTGAGATTGAAGACCCAGAAGCTGTGCGCATTAAAACAGAAGGGTTAGAGATTGATATTGAGCCTCGTGAGATGGATGACGAGGACTTTGAGGCGAACTTAGCTGAGTTCATACCAGACAACGAGCTGTCGCTTCTTGCCAGTGAGTTGATTGGCGACTACGAGGAGGATGTATCCAGCCGTAAGGACTGGGTGCAGACGTACGTTGACGGTCTTGACCTTCTGGGGATGAAGCTTGAAGAACGGACAGAACCTTGGGCAGGTGCTTGCGGAGTTACACACCCTCTTCTCACAGAAACACTCGTCAAGTTCCAGTCGGAAACGATCATGGAAACTTTCCCGGCTGCTGGGCCGGTTAAGACGAAAATTATCGGTAAAGAGACTACTGAAAAGAAAGAGGCTGCTGAGCGAGTCAAAGACGATATGAACTATCGTCTGACCGAAGAAATGCCTGAATACCGGCCTGAACACGAGCGTATGCTCTGGGGCTTGGGCCTGTCTGGTAATGCGTTCAAAAAAGTGTACTACGACCCGTCCATCGGACGGCAGACATCGATCTATGTTCCTGCTGAAGACGTAGTTGTACCGTACGGCGCATCGTCCCTTAGAACGTCGGAGCGTGTAACCCACGTGATGCGTAAGACTCCAAACGAGCTACGCAAACTACAAGTCTCGGGCTTTTATCTTGACGTTGAGTTGGGCGACCCAGTTAATACCATTGAAGAAGTCGAGAAGAAGATTGCAGAGAAGCTGGGCTTTAGAGCTACTACGGACGACCGCTATAAGCTCCTTGAGATGCAGGTTGACTTGGACTTGCCGGGCTACGAGGATGTAGATGACGAGGGTGAGCCGACAGGCATTGCGCTGCCATACATTGTAACTATAGAGAAGAGCACGCAGACGATCCTCTCAATCCGCCGCAACTGGAGACCCGAGGACAAGCTTCAGCACAAGCGTACTCACTTCGTGCACTACGGCTACATACCCGGCTTTGGCTTCTATTGCTTCGGCTTGATCCACTTGATCGGGGCGTATGCAAAGTCAGGCACCTCAATCCTAAGACAACTCGTAGACGCAGGTACTCTGTCGAACCTGCCGGGCGGCTTGAAAACACGTGGTATGCGTGTTAAAGGCGATGACACGCCGATCTCTCCGGGTGAATTTAGGGATGTAGATGTATCGTCAGGTTCTATCCGTGACAACATCTTGCCACTACCGTACAAAGAGCCTTCGCAAGTTTTGGCTGGATTGATGAATCAAATCATCGAAGAAGGCCGTCGGTTTGCCAGCGCAGCTGATCTTAAGGTCAGTGATATGTCTGCTCAATCCCCTGTAGGCACGACGCTGGCTATTTTAGAAAGAACCCTGAAGATCATGTCAGCGGTTCAAGCGCGTATTCACTACGCGATGCACGAAGAGTTTCGACTTCTTAAAGAGATCATTCGTGACTTTACACCTGATGAGTACAACTACGAGCCAGTAGATGGTTCGCGTCGTGCGAAGCAGAGCGACTACGACCAAGTAGACGTGATTCCTGTAAGTGATCCGAATGCGGCGACGATGTCGCAGAAAGTTGTGCAGTATCAGGCAGTGTTCCAGCTTGCACAAAGCGCACCCCAGTTGTACGACATGCCGATGTTGCACCGTCAGATGGTGGAAGTGTTAGGCGTGAAGAACGCGAACAAGTTAATTCCGACCGAAGACGACACACGCCCGCGCGACCCGATTACAGAGAACCAGAACGTCTTGATGGGTAAGCCTGTCAAAGCGTTCCTGTATCAGGATCATCAGGCGCATATCGCTGTTCACATGGGCGCGATGCAAGACCCGAAAGTGCAGCAGATTATGTCGCAGAACCCACAAGCGCAGATGATGCAAGCGGCGATGATGGCGCACATTAATGAGCACGTCGGTTACGAGTACCGCAAGCAGATGGAAGCGATTATGGGCATTACTCTTCCGAACTATGAGGAAGATAACGAGGCTGAGATTCCGAAAGAGATGGAAGTTCAAATCTCTCAAGCCGCAGCCCAAGCTACACAACAGCTTGTACAGCAGCATATGCAAGAAGCCCAGCAACAGCAGGCGCAACAGCAGATGCAAGACCCGATCATCCAGATGCAGATGCAAGAGTTGCAGATCAAGCAGGCAGAAGTTCAGCGCAAGATCGCTAAAGATCAGGCTGATGCTGTGGCACGTGAACAGCAGTTGCAGATTGAGCGTGAGCGGATTGACGCCCAGAAGGAGATCGCTGGGGCAAACATGGCGGTGAAGACACAGACTGACCGCATGAAACTGAACCGTACGCAGGAGACTGAAGGCTTCCGTGCAGCGATCTCCTTGCAGCAACAACGCATGAATCAGCAGAATAGACCACCACAAAAAGGTAAAAAATGAACGCTATAGAAGCGGCGGTTAAAGAATTAAGGGAGCGTCGGGCACAACTTTCCGACGCGTTAGCCAACAGATCGGCTAAGACCTTTGATGAGTACCAGTTTATGTGCGGTGAAATTCGAGGTCTCACCGCCATAGAGTCTTATCTTATAGACCTCGCAAAACACATGGAGCACTTTGATGACTGAACTCGCCATCGCTACAGAAAGCGGTGAAGTATCTACACTGCCGGAAACGCAAGAAGAGAAGGCTACGCAACTGCCACAACCTTCTGGCTACCACATTTTGGTAGCAATCCCTGATATCGAAGCTAAATACGATAGCGGGATCATTAAGGCAGAATCAACCATGCACTATGAGGAAGTCCTTAGCACGGTCTTTTTTGTCGTGAAGATGGGGCCAGATTGCTACAAAGACGCAAGCCGATTCCCTAGTGGGCCGTGGTGTAAAGAGGGCGACTTTGTCCTTGCACGCCCGAACAGCGGCACCCGTTTGAAGATTCATGGTCGGGAATTCCGCCTGATCAATGATGACTCAGTCGAGGGTGTTGTAGACGACCCACGCGGTATTTCACGAGCATAAGGAGAATACATGGACAAGGATGAATATAAGTTCCCCGACGAGGTAGACGAAACCAAAGCTTCAGCCCAAGAGGATGAAGACGAGTTTACCGTCGAGATCGAGGACGACACCCCGGAAGAAGACCGTGGTAAGGAACCCCTCCCCAAAGATATAGTTAACTCACTGGAGGCCCCAGAAGATGGCGGCGAGTACCCTGACGACGTAATTGTCAAGTTTAAGCAGTATAAAAAAGCTTGGCATGACGAGCGTAGGGAGAAGGAGAAAGCTTTCCGTGAGCAAGAAGAAGCTCTACGGATAGCCCAAAGCATTCTTGAGGAGAATAAGCGCCTCAAGGCTACCCTCTCGTCTGGTGAGCAGGAGTACATCGCAACGGTCAAAGCGGCAGCTGAAACCGAAGTAGAAGTGGCGAAACGCAACTACCGGGAAGCCTATGACTCAGGCGACGCTGAGAAGTTAGTTGATGCACAGCAGGCCCTGATGGACGCGTCTTTGAAGTTGGATCGTACAAAACAATTTAAACCCACTTTACAAGACGAAGAAACTGAGGTACAACTCCCGCAAAGATCACAACCTGATAACAGAACTCAGGCTCCTGATCCGAAATTTGCAGATTGGCAACGTCGCAACTCGAATTGGTTCCAGAAGGACGAGGAGATGACCGACGCTGCGATGGGGTTGCATAAGAAGTTGTATCGTGAGTACGGCCCTGAATATATTGGTACTGACGATTACTACGAGCGCATCGACAAAACGATCCGCAAGCGGTTCCCAGAAGCATTCCCCGATAGTGGGGATTCTGAGCCACCAAAAGCTCAAAAAAGTAAACCGAGTACAGTCGTAGCTTCAGCTAAACGGAGCACGGCTCCGAAGCAGGTTAAGTTGACAGCGACACAAGCTGCGCTGGCTAAGAAATTTAAACTGACCCCGGAGCAATATGCCCGTGAAGTCCTCAAATTGGAGAACAGATAATGACTGAAAATCGACTAACTCGTGAACTTGAAGCCCGTACACAACAGGAACGCCCCAAGCAGTGGGCACCTGCTGAGCTATTGCCAGAACCAGATAAGCAGCCCGGTTTTGCGTACAGGTGGATTCGTGTTGCGACATTAGATAAGGCTGATCCCCGCAATTTTTCAGCAAAAATGCGTGAGGGTTGGGAACCTGTAAAAGTGTCTGAACAACCTAAATTTCAACTGCTAATCGACCCCAATAGTCGTTTTAAAGACAACATTGAGATCGGTGGGCTAGTGTTATGCAAGACGCCTGAAGAGTTTGTAAAGCAGCGTAATAACTATTACGTGGACCAGACTCAGGCTCAGACGACTGCGATTGACAATAGCTTTATGCGAGAAAACGATGCGCGGATGCCGCTTTTTTCAGAGCGGAAATCTTCAACGTCGTTTGGTAAAGGCTAATCTTTTAAAATTTTTGGAGCTTAACTATGGCTTATCCTACGATTGACGCCCCTTACGGGCTAAAGCCGATCAATTTGATCGGTGGTCAGGTGTTCGCCGGTGCGACTCGCCAACTTCCTATCGCTACTTCGTCAGTTAACTACAACACCGCTATTTTTAACGGCGATGTAGTTCAGTTGGCTTCGAGCGGTACAGTTATCGTTTCCACTCTGGACACTGAAAATACCCCTGTTGCAGGTGTTGTTGGCGTGTTCCTTGGCTGCACTTTTACCAACCCTGTGACTAAACAACTTACGTTTTCCCAGTACTGGCCGGGCTTTGCCTCGGGCGTGACTGACGCGAAAGCCTACGTTGCTGATGATCCCGACCAGCTTTATAAGGTCGTTAACGTTGCGGGCGCTACTGCCGACAACATTTCTTCGGGCCTTCTGCCTGCATTTGTGGGTCAGACTGCTGTTGGTAACAACGCTCAACTGGTGCTCAACGCCGGTTCGACGACTACAGGCAACTCGAAGATTGCTATCTTCTTGAACAGCGTCACTACTTCGCTTCCAATGCGTGTTGTTGACACCGTTCCGGACACCGCTAACGCGTCTGGTAACTTCGTTGAATTTATTGTTAAGTTCAACTTCGGCTACCACTCGTATGACAATGCCACAGGCGTATAAGGGAGCTAAATAATGGCTATTTCACGCGCACAACTACTTAAAGAACTGCTCCCCGGCTTGAACGCCTTGTTTGGTCTGGAGTACGCACGTTACGGCGAAGAGCACAAGGAAATCTACGAAACCGAGACTTCCGAGCGTTCCTTCGAAGAAGAAACCAA